GTCGTGATCTTGAAATTCAAAAGCTGTAAGCAGTTTCATTTGAAGAGCACGCGCGTTTTCTTTTCCAGGATCAAGTGGTTCAGGTGGTTTTGGTGCTGGTTTCATCAAAGTATCGATTTGTTTTGTTCCAAGTGCCTCGTAAACTCGTCTATAGGCTTCGTGAATGTTGTGAAGTTGTGGATTTGACATCGCGACTTGCAATTGTGTCTGTGCAAGAGTAACTCTTTGGCTCATAGACATAATATTTGGGTCTGCAACAGGTAAAATATCGACTCTGTTGTCAAAATCTAGTTGTTTTATCGTTCTTTGAGCACCGTAAACATCATAAGGATACTCTGGTGGTAGATATTCTCCACATAATCTTGATAAAATTTTAAATTCTTGCCTCATTGCGTAGTAACAACGCTTATGAACACCCGACATTACTCTTGAACCACGCTCTAAGAGCGCCATTGTCGTTCCTACAGCCCTATTTTGAGTGTCATTACCTACACTCATGTCTGTTATTTGTGCAAATCTTGTTCCAGCAGATACAACAAAACCTAAAAGTTGATATAAAGTTGGACTTGGCTCAGAAAAAGGTAGTTGAAAAAATTGATCTCTAATATTTCCACCAGGTGCATCAACATCTCTGAACTCTCCTGGTTGAATTGGTTGGTCATCGTCTCTTACTCTGATACCTCTTGCCTTAAATCCTGCAGGTAAATTTTTTAATGTGCCTGCATCTATCAATTGTCTTAATGCAATTGTAGCTGCACGTGATAAACCACCAATCATGTGAATCAAACCAAAACCATAAAAACCTAATCCTGGTAAAAATTTGTAATGTACAAAGTATTCTACTCGTGAATAACTTCCATCACCGATTCTATAGTTTCTGTAAATCGATAAAACTTCTCCACTTCCCTCATCGATAGTTACGATGTATGGGATCTTAATACCTTTTTCTGTTTTTTTATCAAACTTACCGTACTCATCTAGATCTAGATCCACATGCATCTCTAAAATATTATAAATGTAATCTGAGAATTGATCAGTTACACCTTCAATTTGATTTATTTTTTGATGAACATCGTCTTTCTTTTGATTTGGTTTCGGTAATTCTATATCTCTATAAAATCCTGCTGCCATTTTTTTTCTAATATCATTTTCACTCATCTTAATGACATGTGTAATTCTACCAGCATCTTTTAAGTCTGATGCGTAATAAGGCACAACTAAATCTTCTGCAGGAATAAACTTAGCAACAGGTCTTCCCATCATCTCATCGTAATATACTTTTTTAAATGTAGATCCTGATAGTGGTAGATAAAATAACATTTGATCCATATCAGTTGTATATTCTTCCATCTTCTCCATAAGAAGATAATTCAAATAATCTTTAACTCTTGTGGCTTGTGCATCTGTCTGTGGTGATTGTAAGCCCATCACTTGTGTTCTTACTGGTCCATCACTTGGTAATAGTTCTTTGTAAGCTGATGCTTGAAATTGTGTTATCGATTCCGCAAGTAAAGGGTGAGTGACACCGGAAGCTCCTCTGAAAGGCTTTGTTTGTTCTTTGTATTTTGTACCAAGAAGATCTAACCCTTGTATGTATGCATCCTCCCAATCTTTCCTTGATGTTTTATCTTTCTTGTATTCTGCTGTTAAATCACTACCAATTTGTGCAAGGATTCTTTCATCCATGTTATCTGCCAAATTAGAAGCAAACTCTTGTTCAGGTGTAATCTGTTCTTCTTGTACTTCTTCACCCTCAACCATAACTTCAGGTGGTAAACCTTCAGGTTGCTCTTTGATTTCTTCAACCTTGATATCTTCTTCTATTCCTGTAGGGTTATCTTTTTCTATAGCCATAATTTACGTTAACATAAGGGTTTAAATATATCTACTACTAAACCACCTTCACTCTTGTATAGCTTTTGAGTATAAGCCATCCCAGGTCTTACTTCAATTCCAAAGGCGTTAAAATATAAATCTGGATCATAAGGGCCGACATATCTAGCTCCTGATTCCTGCACCGTACTTGCACTACTGTGATAGGGACTACTGATCGTTTTCCCGCTTAGCGGGTGTCCTTTATCAGGATATTTGAAATTATCTCTACCTGTCATTTTGTAAGGTTTCTTTGGATCAGACAGTGATATTTTTATTGTTCCAGCTTTTGAGTCTTGAAAGTTTGCCGTCTTTTTCATTAAATCAGCCATCACAGATTTGCCCTTTTTGTTTAAACCTTTACCATCAGCATATCCATAAAATCTTTCATTTCCTTGTTTATATCCTTGTCTGAAATGAAGTTTATTGAAAGGCATTACTGCAACATAATCAATTTTTTCTTTAGCTGCCTTATTGAGTAAGAATTTTAATGCATAATCTCCATAAGCATCTGAATCTAACATTGGATAATAATCAGTATTTCTTCGAGAGCCTGAACCAAGTCTAGCTAATTGTTTATTTATATAATTTAATTGAGTGACATCTGAACTATTAATTTGATTTAAATTTTTACTTAGTATTTTACTTCTTTGATCAAGAAGTAATCTGTTTTCGATTTGTTTTTGAAAAGGATTATACCTTGCATCAGGTCCAAACGCTTCTTTAGCAGTTAATCTTTTTGCAATACTTTGGTTCGCGTCAGATTGTATTTCGTGAATCACAAAAGCCTTCTTACCGTTGGGTGTGCTTCTAACATCATATCTCACATGAAATAAATTATTTTTTACTTCTCCAAAATGACCCATTGTAGCTCTTGGATTTGTGTTAGAAATAATAGGTTCGTCTAAATGGAATACAGTTTCTCTGTAATTTGTACCACCAGGAAAAGTATAATTACCTTCGTTACCATATTGTGTTGGTTTTACATTAGATCTAGCACCTGTAGCTTTAGCATAAACTTCATCAACAGCACCTTTCATGGCATTCAATTGTCTTCGTGCCTCTGTTCCCAAATTCGCTTGCATTATACCTTTTAACTCTGCAGAAAAAAGTCTATGACCTTGTTTGACATCATTTATCATACCATTCATAAGTCCTCTTTCCATGGTATTTAGATTCATGGTTAATGTGTCAAATCTTTCTCCCATCGCAGGAAATTGTCTTTTAACTGTTTGAAC